TATTTATACACTACCATTTAGGCATTGTCAAGAGTCTCTTTTGGCTTTGTACTGCTTCCATTAACCTACGTAGTGTTTGTGTTTTATCACTTGGATCGTTATAACCATTTTTACTACGCCATTGCGTAGTGTTCCTGCATTGTTTTGAAAATTCTTTGTGTAGTAAGTCGTCTAAATAATTTAAATCGCTTTCACTCAGCTGCGATATTTTTGAAGTAACCATTTTGTTTTTTTCTCCAAGCTTCTTCAAACTGTGCTTCATAGTCATACAGAGGTGCGCCATTACTTCCATCGGCCCAAAGGCGTTTGAAATAACCATCTGCACTAGCTACTACTGTTTCAGGGGTGGCGTCGAGGTGTCCTTTAACCATAAAGAAAATTTTGTATTCTTCTTTTAGATCATTCCTTAGCATACTGTATTTACATTGTAACAGTTTTATTGCGCTAACATTACTTAAAAACAGAGAAATAAGATTTAGCATCGTCTGGAATAACTTTGCTAGGTCTTAGTTTTCCTGCGAGTGCAAAAGTTTTAAACCAATCTTTAATTTTATAAAGTTTTGTTTTTTCTCGTCTTGCTAATTTTTCAAGTTCGTGTGTTGGTTCTGTAACAACTAGATCTACTGCTTCCATGTCAGGTGTGATAAAAGTTACCATTGCAAGTGGGTCGCCTTTCTTAATTACATATTCGGTGTTCGGATCAGGATTTGTAAAAAATGTATAGTGCCAAGCTCTTAACCAATTATAGATATCCATCATACCCAACATCATGTTTGGTAATGGACTGTTAGGATGCGGCCAAAACATAACTTTTGTTCCTGGAGTATCGCAAGCAAACATTATGTCTGCTGCAATCATTTGCACAGTACCATTTTCAAAAATAACACTATGATTAACAGCTTCTGAATCTCTTACATGGTAATCTTGATCAATGCCGGTGTCTTTCACGTGGAAAGATATATTGCCATCTTCTAAAACTTTAAATCTAAAATCTAATGGACAAATATATTCAAATGTATTCTGTCTAGCAATTTTTGTAATAGGACAAATACTAGCACCGTCGGTGATGCCGCCGTAAAGTGCTTTTGATGTTACCTTGCGTAACATAGGATGTAGTAGATCAGAATTAGGATATTTATAATCTCCTGCGCAAGGAGCAACGACAGCTACTTTTACTTTTTTCATTACATTGCAGACTTTCTTTCTTGTATTTCTTTTCGGCGATCTTTTATTAATTTAGTCATGTCGTGCAGAGCTTTTCTTGCTCTTGGCGCTGCTGCCTTAATGCCTTTGTCTTCAAACAACTCTGCTTCTTTACAATAATTTAAAAAGGCTGCTTTCAGCTCTTCGTGCAAATTATTTTCCATCTTTACTCCGTAACTAAATTATAAATCTCTTTCCAAGTTTTAACACGGATTGCATTGCCATTGTAATCTTGATTGTGTGTATGATCTATAAGTATACTTTTTAGCCCTGCTTTCAACCCTTCGTCTGCATTTTCAGGTTTGTCTTCTACCCACCAACATTCAGTATCTCTATACTTGTCTAGAGCTTCATCTTTATCTGCACCTGTATCTAGATAAACGTACTTCTCAAATGCTGTATCTCCGAATAGTTCTCTTAGATTCTTCGTACGCAAATGACATGCATATTGATCAGTGCTTAGACTTGTAATTGCATGAAAGATATATCCGTGTTCTTGATGAAGTTTCTTTACGTATTTGATTGCATCACGTAAAGGAGGAAGTTTCCTGATAGTTGCACTTTCGTTAAACATACGACATAACTTATTGCCTTCTTCTCGAGATAGACCGTATTTTACGTCCATTTTATAATTATCAGGTGCTACTACTTCATATCCATGACGTTGCATCCATTGACCGAATGCATATTCCCAATCAAGTAACACACCGTCGCAGTCTGTTAAAATTACTTTATTTTTCATGTAAGCCTCTCTAAATGCCTATTGTGTTATTATACTAACATAGACACAAGAGTTTGTCAAGTATTATCCGCCTGCAAATACGTTAGGTGATCCTGCTGCTACACTGGTACAGCCAGTTATAGCATCCCCAATTCTTCCTGCGCCTTTATTGTTGCAAAAGACTGTTGTAGAACCTATCGTTATAGGGGCTGCATGACTTGGACACGGAACACCAGGAAGCAAGTGAGAAGTATTATTATCTCCTTGCCTACTCCAAGGAATATTATTTACAAATACATTAGGTGAGCCTTGAGCTCTTACCATTCCTGAACAATGTGTAACATCTGCATCGCCAATTCTAGTTGCTGCGGGCACGTTCTATCTCCATTAACTTTTCTAATCGAGCAGGCCATTTTTCTATTTCATCGTGCTGCTCTTCGGTATGAGGAGGCTCAGGTATTTCTGGTAAAAACTTTATGACATGTTCGAAGTCTAAAGGAATGGCATCATAGTCGGTATAAGTTTCTATATTGCCATTCCTTATAATTACGAACTCGTGTGCCATATTCTTATGCCATTTGAATACCTGTTGTGCTACTCACATACTGTTTTGCCATTTCGGCATCTGTTTTTTGCACAAACATCATACTATTTTTATTTAGTTTGACTTTCGAGTCTGGATGGATGGTGAAAGCAAACGGACCAAGGCCGACACCTTGAGCTGATGCCATAATAGCCATAGGCTTTTGGACTGTGATAGTGTTTGCATCTTCTTCTACAAAACGAGCAACAATCTCTTCACCTGCATTAGATTTTAAAGTAATCGTGTCATTTGCCTTATAAGGTGTTTCAATAATCATAAAGTGTGACCTGTTCCTGTATAGTTTGTTTCTTCTATATAACGTGTAAATTGTTCGTAGCCGCCTACTTTTACACCGCTAACTACAATCTGTGGAAATGTTCGTGCTTCTGGAAATTCTTCTAAAACTTGTTCACGTTCAAAGTCTTTTCCTAGTTCTAGATATTCAAAGTCATATCCACGTTGTTCGCAAAACATCTTTGCTTTTGTGCATGACGGACATGCTGGTTTTCCCCATATATAAATCATAAGCTAAATCCTTTAAATGTATCTTCTGACACGTCTTGTTTTGTACCGCCGATAACATAAGAACTAATCTCTGTTTCTTGAGGAGCAACTTGTACTTCTGCACCTGAGATCCATTTTTGTGTCCAAGGTAGCGGATTGTTCTTGATGTTGTAAGGCGACTTCAAATTGACATTTGTCATTCGACGAGTACAGATATATTCAATGTACTCGCTTAGAAGTTGTGTGTTAAGTCCGATCATCGATCCGTCTTTGAACAAATAGTCTGCCCAAGCCTTTTCTTGATCAACTGCATCAACAAACATCTGGATGCACTCTGCTTCTGTTTCTTCTGCAATCTTAACAAAGTCAGGATCATCTTTCTTTAGAAGTTTTAGCAACATCTGTGTTGATGCAAGATGTAGGTTTTCATCGCGAGCAATTAGTTTGATAATCTTCGCATTACCTTCCATCTTTTTAAGTTCTGCAAATGCCCATGAGCAAGCAAAACTTACATAGAAACGCACACCTTCTAAAATATTAACACTCATAAGAGTTAGCCATAGTCGCTTCTTTAGTTCATAAAGATCAACTGTAACTTTTTTACCATTTACTGTGTGTGTTCCTTCGCCTAGTAGATTGTAATAGGCTGACATTTCAATTAGTTCATCATAGTACTTTGAAATGTCTCCTGCACAATCTACAATCTCTTCAATGTCCATTAGTTCATCAAATACTTTTGAAGGATTATTATAAACATTGCGGATAATATGTGTATATGAACGTGAGTGAATTGTTTCACTAAAGGTCCATGTTTGAATCCAGTTTTCAATTTCTGGCAACGATACAACAGGAGCAAATGCTTCTACTGGTGCTCGTCCTTGTACTGAGTCAAGTAGGATCTGACGCTTTAGATTTGAAGTAAAAATATGCTGTTCGTGTGCTGTAAGACTTTTGAAGTCTTTTGCATCTTGATAGATATCAACTTCTTCTGGACGCCAAAAGAAACCTAGCTGTTTGTCTGTTAGCTGATCAAACTGCTTGTATTTTAGTGTGTCGTAACGTTGGATTGTAGGCCCTCCGCTTGGGTCTAAGAAAGCTGTAACTTTCGTATGATCGACCCGATTTTCTACGTCAAAAACGCTCATGTGTGTATCCTCTTGATTAAGTTATAATTGAATATAACATGCCCGAGCGGGCATGTCAAGTGTATTATTTATATTGTGCAACTTTCGCAAGCTTCATCTTCTTCTGGTATATGATACCCGTTGAGTTGATGTCCATTAGCTTGTGCACCATTTATTTCTGCTACATCTGCTGTCATTTTGTCAGTATCTAGTTCGCCTTGGCCGTCATACGTGTTGAAGTAATAAAGTTGCTTGCCGCCTAGTTTGTAGAACATCAATAGATGCTGTAGCATAACACTCATTGGAATCTTTTCATCTTCATAGAATGTTGGATTGTATGAAGTATTAACCGAAATACCTTGATCGATATATTTTTGTAGCACTGCCATAATTTTGATATAGCCTTCTGGGCTACGCTGATCCCATAACAAATCATACATGTTCTTTAGACGCTTGTACTCTGGTACCACTTGCTTTAGAACACCATGCTTTGATTGCTTAACTGAAATAAGCGAACGTGGTGGCTCAATACCGTTTGTAGCATTTGCAATCTGCGCACTTGTTTCACTTGGCATTAGAGCCATTAGTGTTGAGTTACGGATGCCTGTAGTTTTTAGCTGCTCACGTAGTCCGTCCCAGTCCATGCGTTCTTGATGCGGAACGATTTCATCTAGTGCTTTAGCATAAGTTTGGTTAGGTGTAATACCATGTCCGTACTTTGTTTCCATTACACCACTTGGAGCACCTTGCTCTGCTGCTAGATCTGCGCTTGCTTTAATCAAGTAGTATGACCATGCTTCAGCGTATTCGTCAATTAACTCTAAGCCTTCTGGTGTAATGTCTTGATAGCTTAGATGATTCTTAGCCATCCAATAAGCAAAGTTAATGATACCAATTCCTAGTGGGCGGCGTTTCTCTGTTGATAGGCGTGCTGCTAGAATTGGATAATCTTGATAGCTCAGTAGTGCATCTAAGCCTCTTACTGCCAAACGAGCAACTCTTTCAAAGTCACTTGGTTGCTTTACATTGCCCCAGTTGATTGCACTTAGTGTGCATAAGCTAATTTCACCTTCTGGATCATTAAGATCAGTTAGTGGCTTTGTTGGCAAATCAATTTCTGCACATAGATTTGATTGTCTAATAGGTGCAACTTCAGGTAGGAATGAACCGTGATCATTTGCATTGTCAACATTCTGCAGATAGATGCGGCCTGTGTTCTTACGTTCTTCCATAAAACTACTGAATAGTGCTGCTGCTTTAACTGTTTTCTTACGTAACTTTGTATTGCGTTCTGCTGTTTCATATAGTTCACGGAAGCGATCCTGATCAGCGTAGAACGCTTCGTATAGTCCAGGTACATCACTCGGCGAGAAAAGAGTAATATCGCCGCCGCTGATTAGTCTTTCATACATTAGTTTGTTAAACTGCACACCATAGTCCATATGACGCACACGGTTGTCTTCTGTGCCTTTGTTATTCTTTAGTACAAGAAGTTCTTCTGCTTCCAAGTGCCAAATTGGATAATAAATTGTTGCTGCTCCGCCACGCACACCGCCTTGTGAGCAACTCTTTGTTGCTGCTTGGAACATTTTATAAAAAGGAATAATACCTGTGTGATAAGCATCGCCTTTGCGGATTGGAGATCCGATAGCACGAATACTTCCGCCTCCAATACCAATACCTGCTTTTTGGCTTACATACTTAACAATACTTGCGCTAGTAGCATTGATACTATCAAGGCTATCATCAGTTTCAATAAGAACGCAACTGCTGAACTGTCTCTGCGGAGTTCTGACGCCGGCCATAACAGGAGTGGGTAGACTAATATCATGTAAACTAATAGCGTCATAGTAATCTTTTA